AACAAGGCGTTGAAAAAGATTCAAGTAGCTTTTTAAGTGAAAATGAATATTTTGTTGCAGAAGACCAAATATTTGCCTATAAAAGAAATAATAAATGGGAGTGTTTGCCTAATTATTGTTTTGTTAAACCATTGTATAAAGATGATGAATGGGACCTTCAAACAGACGAAAATTTAAAAGGTATACTAACATATAGCAATGATGTATTAAGCAAGGCAGGCATATCTATAGGAGACGTGATAGGGTTTACACCAGATTCTGAGTATGAGTTTAACATAGAAGGTGAGAAACTTTATCGTATTTTATCAAATCATATAACAATAAATTATGGATCGAAGACAGAGAATTGTTCAAGCAGCTGAAAAAGCATTAATAGAATTAGACAAAGTAATTAGACAAAATATAGATTTAGTAGAACTTGACCCTGAAAAAGCAAAAACAGCAGCTCAAGCAAAATGGGTTGCTATTGAAGATTCTTTAAAAATTATTGAAAAAATTGAAGAGTTGTCGGAAGTTAAAAATGAAAATACCCAAAATAAAACTTTTTTAGGTGTTGAAAATCGTATTAAATAATGTATAAACAAACTTTATATACAATACACAACACACACCTTAAAGAAAAAAGTATAATACGAACAAACAAATCTAAAAAATTTATTTATGGTTATAATAAAGAATTAGATTGTGTTATTATAAGCAGAGATGGCACCATAGGTGATATATACGAAATACAAGGTCTCAAGGTAGCTATACCTCAAACCCCTAATAAAATTGAGGGGGAAGATCTTAAAAAATCTGAACAGTATTATAGGAAAAGATCTAAACCTAATTCTTTAAATAAAATAAGAACAGTATATGATTTTTCAAGCTATACAGAAAAAATAAAAGAAGATTACTACGATTACATTAATGATGAATTTAATTATCGCAGTGATGGTTATTGGTTCATGTGCAATGGCACCCCCTGTTACATTACAGGATCACACTACATTTACCTTAACTGGACAAAAATTGATGTTGGATCTCCCGACTTTAGGCAAGCAAATAGAATATTCTATTATTTTTGGGAAGCCTGCAAAGCCGATAGCCGATCCTACGGAATGTGTTATCTTAAAAATAGACGGTCAGGATTCAGTTTTATGGCATCTTCCGAGTGCGTTAATCAAGCTACCACATCAAAAGACTCTAGATTTGGAATATTGTCTAAGACCGGTGCTGATGCAAAAAAAATGTTTACCGATAAAGTAGTGCCAATTAGTATCAACTACCCATTCTTTTTCAAACCAATACAGGATGGAATGGAACGACCAAAAACAGAATTATCCTATAAAGTTCCATCAAGAAGACTCACTAGAAAATCCCTTAGTGGGACTTCTCCTGAAGATGACATTTTGGCAAACGGGTTGGACACTACAATTGACTGGAAAAATACGGGAGACAACTCTTATGATGGGGAAAAACTCCAACTACTTGTACATGATGAAGCAGGTAAATGGGAAAGACCAGATAACATTCTTAATAATTGGAGGGTTACAAAAACTTGTCTTAGACTAGGTTCAAAAATTGTAGGTAAATGTATGATGGGATCTACTTCTAATGCATTAGTAAAAGGAGGTGGCAATTTTAAAAAACTATATAATAATTCAGATGTTACAAACAGAAACCGCAATGGTCAGACTACAAGTGGATTATATGCTTTGTTCATTCCTATGGAATGGGGTTTCGAAGGATTTATCGACGAGTTTGGGTATCCTGTCTTCGACGCCCCACCAGAACCGGTTAAAGGAATTGATGGTGAATCAATATCTACAGGAGTTATTAGCCACTGGGAAAATGAAGTAGAAGGGTTAAAAAGAGACAGTGACGCACTCAACGAATATTACCGACAATTTCCAAGATCAGAAAAGCACGCTTTTAGGGATGAAACATTAAATTCATTATTTAATCTAACTAGAATTTATGAACAAATAGATTTTAATGAAGAAATGATTATGAGTGGTAGAGTAGTTAAAGGCTCATTTTCTTGGAAAAATGGTATTAAAGATAGTGAAGTAGTATGGATTCCTACAACTAATGGTAGGTTCAGAATATCTTGGATACCACCGCGTGTTTTGCAAAATAAAGTTATATTAAAAAATGGTATAAAATACCCGGGAAATAATACTTTAGGCGCATTTGGGTGTGATTCATATGACATATCTGGTACTGTTGGCGGTGGTGGTTCTAATGGGGCTCTTCACGGGCTAACTACTTTTTCCATGTTAAGTGACGTGCCTAATACTAAATTTTTTTTAGAATACGTAGCAAGACCACAAACAGCTGAAATATTTTTTGAGGATGTTTTAATGGCTTGTATATTCTATGGTATGCCAATACTAGCTGAAAATAATAAGCCCAGGTTATTGTATCATTTTAAAAGAAGAGGATACAGAGGGTTTTCTATGAATCGCCCCGATAAATTAATAGGCAACTTATCAAAAACAGAAAAAGAGTTAGGGGGTATACCAAATACGTCAGAAGACATTAAACAAGCCCACGCGGCTGCTATAGAATCTTACATAGAAGAATATGTAGGTAAATTAGAAGAAAATCATGGTGATATGTATTTTCAAAGAACACTAGAAGATTGGGCGAGATTTGATATATCTCATAGAACGGCACACGATGCTTCTATAAGTAGCGGTTTAGCTATTATGGCTTGCCGAAAACACATGTACCGCCCCCGAGCGGAAAAAATAGTTAAAAAAGTTGAATTTCAATTTTCTAAATATGGAAATACAGGTTCAAGAAGTGAGATAATAAAATAAATATGGCAAAAATAATAGCGAAAAATTACGCATTTCCTAGTCAAGCAGTTTCTGATACTGAAAAGAAAACCAAAGAATATGGTTTGTCTGTTGGTAGAGCTATTGAGCAAGAGTGGTTTAATAAAGATAACAACGGGATAGGAAAATTTTATAATTCTAGAGAGGAATGCCATAGGTTGCGATTATATGCAAGGGGAGAACAATCAATTCGTAAATATAAAGATGAATTTGCAATTAATGGCGACTTGTCTTATCTTAATTTAGATTGGAAACCGGTTCCTATAATTCCTAAATTTATAGATATTGTAGTAAACGGGATGCAAGATAGAAGCTTCACTATTAAAGCTGTTGGTCAAGACACTATTTCTACCGGCAGACGCACAAAATTTGTAAATGATGTACAACAGGATTTAAATACAGCGGATTTATTGTTAAATATAGAGAAACAACTTCAAATTTCTGCAAGAAATTTTCCTGTACAAGATTTACCCGCCAATACGGAAGAGCTGGAACTTTACATGCAATTAAACTATAAGCAAGGTATTGAGTTAGCAGAAGAACAAGCAATTGATAATATTTTCAAATCTAACAGCTATGAAGCTACTAAAAGACGCTTAGATTACGATTTAGCCACTATAGGAATTGCTTGTGCTAAACACTCTTTTAACAACACAGATGGGGTAGTAGTTGATTATGTTGACCCTGCTAATCTAGTCTGGTCTTATACTGAAGATCCTAATTTTGAAGATTGTTATTATTTTGGAGAAGTTAAAAACGTAAACATTAATGAACTTAAAAAACAATTTCCAGATTTAGATAATGAAGAAATCCAGAACTTAACAGAGAAAGGCTCTAATTGGAATACGTATAATACATATAACCAACAAAATTCTCAAACCACCGATGGATTGGCTCAAAATAATACAGTTACAGTATTAAATTTTAATTGGAAAACGTGGGAACATGACGTATACAAAATAAAAGAAGTTCCTTCTGGCGCAGAAAAAGCTATAGAAAAAGATGATAGTTTTGATCCACCAAAAGAACAATCTATAAGATTTAAAAAAGTAAAACAAACTAGAGAAGTTATATATGAGGGGGTATTAGTATTAGGCACATCAGAACTACTTAAGTGGGAAAAAGCTAGTAATATGATTCGCCCTAATGCAAATATAAATAAAGTAATGATGAATTACATTGCTTCTGCCCCCAGGATATATAAAGGAAGTATCAATTCTTTAGTGGCTAAAATGACTCCTTACGCAGATCTAATACAACTCACTCATTTAAAATTACAACAAGCAATACAAAGAATGACACCATCTGGTGTGTTCTTAGATGCTGATGGGTTAGCTGAAATTGATTTAGGTAATGGTAATAATTACAATCCCCAAGAGGCTTTAAATATGTATTTCCAAACAGGGTCAATTATAGGTAGATCTTTAACAGTGGAAGGTGATCAAAATCTTGGTAAAGTTCCTATTACTGAATTACCCGGAAGTAGTGGGGGGCAAGTAAAAGTTTTAGTGGGGGCATACAACCAATACTTACAAATGATAAGAGATGTTACGGGATTAAATGAGGCTAGAGACGGCTCAGACCCAGACCCTTATGCGTTAGTAGGTGTACAAAAATTAGCAGCAGCAAATAGTAATGTAGCCACTAGACATATATTATATAGTAGCATGTTTATTACAAGTAAATTAGCAGAAGCTATTTCTTTAAGATTTAAAGATGTATTGGAATTCCACCCTACCAAACAGGCATTTATTGATTCTATAGGGCAGTTCTCAGTAGGATCTCTTGAA